TTGAGGTTTGTATTCTCATTCTTAGCTTCGACCTTATCAGTCATGCCTAATTTATTCTTTGCATAGAATATTCCTTTGCCCTCATTAGCTACAATATCAACAGCTAAAGAACAAAATAAATCGTCTATCTTTTTTATAGTGTTACTTTTTTGCTCACAATCGCCTTTTAACCACTCGTAATAAGTCTTCCTAGCAATCGTATCACCCAAGTTCATTGGAAGCCATATATTCAAAAAGAACGCTATTGTAGGTATATGCCTTTCCTTTTGGTTAACTATCTTTCCGCTACCTGTTGCCACTTCTTTAGAATGGTTTAAACATACCTCAACATATTTTTGAGCGTATTCTGGTAGGCTTGTTATAAATTCTTCACTTTTTGCCATTCTGTTTGGTATTCGTAAATATCCTGCATTAGTTTAAACATACAATTATCTCACCTAAAATATGTGAGTTTGCTACATCACAAGGTAGCGTCATTTTACTAAAGTCTATCATCTTAAAAAGTTATAGTTACTAATTACTTCATCTAAGATAAGGTTTTTATTTGACTTATCCCAACAATTTAATAAAAAGTTGCAGTCTGCTACGGGATCAGTCGTAAAGCATCCAAAGCGTAAACCATCTATTAAGGTAGTTCTTATTAATCCTTGCGCTCCATCTGTATAACAATGCGCTGGCTTTTGTGCTATTCTAATACTACCGTCTAACAATCTTTGTTGCCCAACAATCATATCATAATCATTTTGATACTTTTTAAATATATCGTAGGTATTGTGATTGAATGTAGTATCGTCATCTAAACCAAAAAAGAAACCATCTTCTAAATTATCTAAGGCTTTGTTAACTTTTTTACCTACTCCGCTTAAGTCATCAATACAATCAACTGTTAAGTAAGGAATATTATATGCTTGGCATTCTTTAATAAGTATCTCTCTGTGTTTGGCAATTACAACAATCCAATTAATATCTTCATAGTCGGGTATTGAGTCGGCTACTTTCTTAATCATTCCACTACGGAATAAAGGTGTAAATATATTTAGTTTCATTCGTATATCCATTGTTGAGTTTCTATTGTCCACATCGAATAACACGGATGTGCAGAAATATGACCAGTAAAGTCAAAGCATTTCATATCCTCGCCATTAACATAACCAATCCATCCTTCAGCATCATGCCGGTTAAATACAGGGGGTGCTAACATTTTACGAACGTGAGATAATGAAGTCCACCAAAATGTACCACCAAAGAATGGTGAGCCTCTATGTTCTACCGAGTGATGTGATGGTCGCATCCAATGTTGACCAACTGCATCAAAACCCTCATTTAGTTTTTGTACTGCTATTTGCCATTGCCCAACGTTGTAATAAGTCATTGATCTTCGCCATGATTGATTAGGTTGTTCAGGACGTGATGAGCCTTTAGAGTGAGCATATAAAACATATCCGTCATTATCTTGGGCAAATTCATACATTGGTATTTGAGTAACCTGTTCCCACCCTGTATCGGATGTTGCTATCACATCAAAATTAATCCGTTCGTTAATTAGGTATTGAATAACGGCTGTACGGTTATGGTCTGCCCCAACTATTCCAATACGGAACGCTGCAAGGTTATCAATAAGCCCCCATTTACGTAGGGCTTTAATATGTTCGCTAACTGGTTCTAACCATTGACCGTCTGCGTATATGTGGTAATAGTGGTAGAGTTTATTTGAATAGCTCATAAAGTTCTTTACGTTTATCAGTTAGCAAATTTAATGAATATTTTTTAGTATCTAAAGTTAATTGTGCAGCCGTATCTTTTACTAAGTTAGGATTACTTAGAATGTATTTTGACCATTCGTAAAAGTTTCCCCAAGTCAAATCAAAGCTATTCTTTTTAGTCATTAAAGAACTATAAGGGTTAACATTGTGACCCATAAATGCACATCCTTTATGCCCTGCTTCAATCATTTTTAACTCTGATTTGCAATTATTAAAATCATTATCTATTAAAGGTGCAACTAAAATATCCATTTCATCGTAAACCTTTGCAAATTCATATACCGGCAAAGCACCAACTCTACGGTATGGTTTACTAATACCACTAGGGAACTTATATTTAACCAAGCGTAAACAATACTCACGCTCAACTGGCAATAGTGTTTTAAGGTTATCAGTTAACATACGCTCGTAACCAATGTAAACCGACTCTTCGCTTCTAATAGCGTTCCAACCTGTTAAGATAACTTGGCAATTACGGTTAAAGTCTGCATCGTATAAAGCAGTTTGCACGTCTTTATGAATAGACATAACGTCGGGTATGTGAGTTGTGCCTTGCGTAAATCCGTATCTAATCCGTTTAGAGTTTACGTGGTTGTTTTGCCACACGCTATCATCCGTATCAATACCATTTTCAATAACATAAACTTCTTTATTGTGTTCTTTAATCTTACCGGCTAATATTTCAGTTGTGCAAATAACAAAGTGAGCTGCTTTAATTGAATCAATAATTAGTTGAGGTTTATTAGTTTCTTTATAATGTTCGTATAACAAATGGTCTTCGGGCAAAATCCAATAGTCATCAAGATCTAAACCAAATCTAATGCCTAACTTATTAAGGGCTTCAATAATTCCGTTGCTATTATCTATTTCACGACAAAACAAAACTAAGTCAATAGTTTTTAAAAAGTCATCAGGATAAATATCATTAGGTTTAGAATGCACAATTTCAAAGTCTGGGTTTAAACGTGCTAAAACTTCATGAGGTTTATTCATTCGATAATAAGACACAGCGTTGAACTCTGGCTTATTGTCTTTAATGTTAAAGCTGTGGATTAGGAGTATTTTCATCAAACGTATGGTGTTTTAAGTTTAGTTCTTTCATTCTATGTAAACGGTATCTATTAGCATCAATTATCAATTCGTTACCACATGATGAGCAAACGTAACCGTTATTAATTACTTTGTAAGCTGCTATTATTTCAGCCATAATACCCTCGCATCCACGTGGTATAAATAGTTCTTTCGCATATATCTCAAAAAACTGAGAGTGCCTAACTAATGTATCTAAAGCCTCGTCTCTGGTCATCTTAATCTATTAAATATTAAACAAATAGTCATTGATAGTAAAGAGGTAACTCCTGCTATAATAATACAAAACGGTTCGTTATAAGAGTAAATTAGAGCCATCCAAAAAGATAAACACTTTACACAACTAAATGGGTAAAGGTTTTTAAATCCCGTTGCTATTAAAATACGTTGAGGGATTGTTGATAGTTCAGCAAACCAAAAGGCAAAGAGAGCTATGTATAAATAATTAACCATTGATAATATATTTTAGTTTACTTTTTAAAATCTCTTGGTATTCTCTGCAGCTTTTATAAATAGCGCATCTTTTTATTCCAATGTATTGCGAAAAACGACCAGCATTTTTAAATGATTTAATAGCTTCAAAGCCTGCAATGTTATTGTTAGAATGGTTATAAACCCTCGCCCGGTATCTTATTTCCATTCTATCGCTATCGCTATCTTTAGCTATTATTTTCTTTGCAGCTTCAAAAACTATATCCGCTGTCGGGTCGTAGTCTTTAGATATTTGATTGATGTAAGTCCTATCAAAATCAAAAGCATCTATGTTTTGTAAAGTATTAGCGTATTCCATTAAGTTAGAAGTTGAGCCGTCTGTATGTTGTTTAAATGTATTTCTCTTTAACCAAATATTCCTAATTGTTTTAATAACAAATGGGCTTAGGTAACCATCATTGTATGCCTTAACAAAACGGTCATCTTTGGTTTCACAAATAGCTAAGATAGTTTCTTGGTATAAGTCTTCTGCTATGTGTGTACGTGGTGACGCTAATTTGTGGCAGTATTTCAAAAAACTGTCGTTAGATATTATAACCTCGATTACCTTTTGGTGTGTCATCGGTTTCAAATATACTACTTTATTTTAACTTACAAATAATTATTTTAAACTAATATATCTAAAATTACTACCATAGTCATTATTGAAAGAATTTAACAACAATCCATTTTTGTATATTTTTAAGTTACTAGGGTCTGAGCCGCAAGTTGAGCATGAATTAGAAAAGAACCTGTATCTTATAGAATCGGTTGTTAACACTCTAGTAATTGTAATTGAACTATAAGTTTGATATACTGAATCTGGAGTATATGCCATTGGTTTATAATGCCAATTTATATACAAATAACCTATTGACGAGGGGTCAAAGTTAAAAGTAATAGTATTACTAGTAACTGTATTTGTTGGCACGTTAACAACTTGTGGTGTTGACTGAGGTGCAGGTGTTGGTTGTGTTTTGCTCTTATTACAAGATATTAATAAGGCTGTCGAAAGTATTAAAATTGTTTTTTTCATGTTGTAAATTTAGGTTTTTATTTTATATTATAAGTTATTTTAATTAATTGTAACCAAGTATATTTAACATCCCCTACCCAAACATCCACATCCTTAGTAGGCAGTGAATGTGTTTTAAGGTAGTTTTTAATTATTTGGTAGGCTAATTGTTGGGTCATATTTAAAATGGATCTATTTCGTTTTTACCGTTGTTTGTAATTATATCAAGTGGGCTTGTTAAAAAGTTATTATTTTGTTGAAGTTCCTTTGGTTTATTAGATTGAATCCAACTATCATTATTTGGCATTCCTTTGTAATATCTACCGTTTGTTTTATCCCAAGCTAATTGGCAGCATCCAGTTTGTCCCCAATGTTTAAACTTTACCTTTTGGATATAAACCTCAGTAGTAAAGTTTTCATAATCCCTGTAAACTGTTATTCCATTTGCAGCCTTATTGTAAAAGTTAGCAGAGCCACTTATGGAATAAAGGTTTGGTATCTCAAATTTTCCAGTTGCTTTGTCTTTTTGTATCTTAGTTGGGTGAGCAACTAAAAAGCAATGTACGCTATTCTTTTCACAAAATGTAACTATTTTATCTAATTGTTCAGAAATATATTTAGTTTCGTTTGTACTGTAATTGTGTTCTAACTTATTCCAAGCGTCAATCACAAAAGCCTTAACTCCTTTTTTACGGACTAGACTTTTAACGGCTGTTAAAATATTGTCAAGTGTAAA